GGGATTAGCTTTCGTTCTGTAATTGGTCCTGTTGTTGCTATCACGGGTGCAGCGACGTTGTTCAATCGATCATTGAGCAAGTTTGCGGAAAGAGAAGCTGACGTAAAAGTGCTAACAAGCCAGCTAACAAGGCTGGGAGCTACTTCAACACAGATTGAAGACTTAAAAAAAGCTGCGGACGAATTAGGGGATGCAACTTTATTCTCTCAAGATGACTTTGTGCAGTCATTTAATATTTTATCGTCATTTCGTGCGATTGCTGTTTCTTCTTTTACAGAAGTCTCTGAAGTTGCCGCCAACATTGCTCAAGTAATGGGCACTGATGTTAAAAGTGCGACTGTGCAACTTGCTAAAGCACTGGAAGATCCAACTCGTGGGCTTACGGCGCTTTCACGTTCTGGAATTACTTTTAACGAGAGTCAAACTGAAACAATCAAAAACCTTGTCAAGTCGGGCAATTTATTAGATGCGCAAGCTTTAATTCTTGAAACAGTTAAGGGCCAGTATGATGACGCTGCGCGTGCTGCTGGCACTGGCTTTGCGGGCGCTGTTGATTTATTGGCGGAAAACACAGACGATCTCACGGAAGCTTTAGGCAAAGGGCTTGAGCCTGCAGCAGCAGCAGTTACAAACGGCCTAGCAAATCTTGTCAAAGTTGTATCTCAAATTCCAACACCAGCAGGGCAAGCAGCTTTGGCAATTGGTGGAGCGACTGCGGCCGTTTATGCGTTAAAAACGGCAAACGATTTATTGATTGCAAGCAAGCTTGGTGGCTTCTTGATAGCTCAAATAGGTTTGTTTAAAGCTTTCGGTGCTCAAATATATTTAACTGCGGCAGCAACAGGATTTAAAACAAAAGCTGTTATTGCGTTAAAAGCAGCTTTGAGCGCGTTGCCATGGGTGGCAGCAATAGCAGCAGTCACGGCTTTGGTAAAGCAGCAATATGAATTAGTAGAAGCGGTCAAAGATTATAATACAGTTGTAGAAAAAGGGACAGTTGAAGAGCTAACTGGCAAAATTTTAGAATTAGAAACACGTTTAGATGAAGCAAACAAGAAAACTGTTACTTGGTATGAGTCCATGCTGGACTTTGTTTTGGGCACAGATGGAGCCTCTAAATCTGTTGATGGTTTAATTGGGAAAATAGATGAGTTGAAAAAACGTCGCGCTGAATTAAAAATTCAAACAACTGACACAGACCCAACGCAGGGCGCAGCCCTTGACATGAGTGCTGTTAATGCGTTTATGGAGAAATTGCAATTAGAAGATAAATTAAAAGAATTGGCTGAGCCTCCTTCCAGTGGCGAAGACTTGGCAGCGTTGGCGCAACAGCAAATTCAATCTTTAAAAGACCAAGCCTCTTTGGCCGCAGCTCTAAACGAGGAAGAAAAACGCAGGGTTCAATTTAATATTGATTTACGAGAAATTGCAGAGAATGCAAAAGGTTTTGCGGAAGAAGATGTACACGCACAAATTGCGGCAAGGATTGAGCTTGAGGAAAAAGTCAACGCTGCTATTGCTTACAACCAAGCATTAGAAGACACAGCGAAGATAGAAGAAAAAGCACGTAAGGATCGCAGGAAGGCAGAAGAAGACGCACGTAAGGCGCGTGAATCTGATCCGCTAGTTCAGATGCAAAAAGAGCTAGACAAGCTTGTTTCAAAAGAAACGCAGGCTTTGCACGCTGCTACTTCTATCGGCAACGCCTTTACAAATGCTTTTGGTGACGTAATAACTGGGACCAAGTCTGTATCAGAAGCTGGGGCAGACATGTTGAAATCTATTGCCTCTGATTTCTTAGCAATGGCGAAAAAGATTATTGCTCAGCAGTTGATAATGATTTTGTACCAAACCATCCTGAAGGCGCTTGGTGGGCCTGGTGGGATGGGTGGGGACAACTATTTCGACCCTAAAACTGGTCTTGGTGTAGCTGGCCCAAACTTTGGGCTTGCAGAAGGTGGTGTTGTAAACAAGCCAACTAACGCATTAATTGGTGAAGGTGGCGAGCCTGAGTACGTCATTCCAGCATCCAAAATGCGCGAAAGCATGTCGCGTTATTCGCGCGGTTCACGCGGTGGTGGTGTTATCCCTGACAACCGTGGCGGTTCTGCAAGCGAAGATGGTGGCGTTGCAGTTGCCGCACCAATCGACGTTCGCTACACCGTGGAACGTATCAACAGCGTTGACTATGTAACCGCTGATCAATTCCAAAGTGGGATGCAAAGTGCAGCGGCACAAGGCGCACAACGCGGTGAACAGAACACGCTAAAACGATTACAGATGAGCGGTAGCACCCGCAAGAGAATCGGCTTATGACAAGTTTTGCCTTTGGCCATGCGCTACGAATAAAGCCTGAGCAAACAGAGCTTTATCGTTTCCAGAACTTTTTTATCGGCAAAGAGATTACGCACTCTGGCTCTGGCTATCAGTTTGTACCGTTTGCTTTTTCGGGCGTCACCGTTAATCGCACAGGCGACGGCTTAGAAGCAACGCTTGTCTTCCCAAATAACAGCCTGGCGCGTAACTGGGGCGTCAGTGCAATTGAAGGCACCTGGGTCATGGAAGTTGACGTGTTGATTATTGAAGACCCTGACCCTGACACAGGTTTATCAACGGCAAACACAATTATTCACACCTACACAGGCCAAGTGACAGGCGGGCAGTGGGACAACACGTCTTTGAATCTGGAGCTGAGTTCGGTGTTAGATGCTGTTGGAACGGACGTGCCAAGGCGTTCTTTGACGAATCGGGTTGTGGGCAACTTGCCGATTAGCAACAATGTCCGGCTGCGCTGATCTCATTGGGATGCCGTATCGGCTAGGCGCTGACGGCAGCGATGGTCATATTGACTGCATACACCTTTGCTACAAGGCTTTAGGGCACATTGGCATTGATCCGCCACCGTTCAAGCAGTCTTGGTACGAAGCGAGCAAATGGGAAGTATCGCGTGATTTATTGAAGTGGGGTTTTCGGGTCAAGAAGCCTGAGTATGATGGCGATATTCTGCTGTTACCGCAGCAATCCTGGGCATTCGCAGTCACATGGCAGACGGGAATCTTGTACGTCAACAGGGGAATGGAAAGAGTGCAATGGTCTTCGGCCCGTCAATTTACGACGTACCACTGCTTCCGTACGAAAAACAATTAATCAAGACGATTGGGATTACAGAAGAAGAGTATCAACTGTTTGCGGCTGAAGTCAGGCGACGTGGTCGATTGAGACCTGCAGAATATGAGCACTTACCTGATATTCAAGCGACAGGTGCAGAAGCAGTTTTAATTAGTTTTGCGATCAGCCTTGTGTTGACTGGTGTTTCGTATTTGTTAACGCCAAAACCGAAGATGCCTTCGGCTCCGAAGTCAGGCAGGCTTGATTTAGAAAGTATTACAGGTGCTGGTCGTTTTACACCATCGAGAGGGTTTGAAACCTTAAACGAGCTAGCAGACTACGCTTCACCAATACCTATTGTTTTTGGCCTGTATAACGAAACAGAAAAAGTTGGTGGCATGTTGATCGAGCCACGCTTGGTTTGGTCTCGTATGTTTAGCCATGGCACACAACAACAAGCCAAGCTTTTGTTTGTTGTGGGTGAGCAAGGCATTAGAACTGAAAGTGCCGAAGATGGCATTGCTCCACCGTCATTGGAGGGCATCTTCCTAGGCAACAACGCCTTAGATGTTATTTATGATGACCTGTTTGCTTTTTACTGGAAGCGAGGCTACACCCCAGAGGAGGGTGGTTTTGTCCGCAACACGCATTTTATAGAAGGTGATGAAAACGTTGGTAATTTGAGTTTTGGTCCAAACGACGAAATTTTTGTTTGTCCTAGCGATGCAGAGAAAAACGATCCAAAGGCTTTTTGCCATGCTTATTCGCCGGTCAATAATACCCAGTTTGGCGTGTACGGGGCAATTGTTAATGGAACGGGCTACAGACTAAATTATCGAGTAATTACTGTTCCCAGGGATGACATAAATGACAAAGAACAAAGAGTTAATATAATTAAACGTTTAAAAGTTATTGGCGATTTAAATCTAGGTAGAGACGGAGACCCCTCAAAAGGCATAGATCCTGGAACGACTCCAAGTGAAAGTGCTGACTATTCAAAAGAGGTGCGAAAACTCAAACATGTAGGCGAAGGTCGTCAATACAGCCCACGAATGGGAATCATCAAACATGTCCGTGGGAATACTGAGACGGTAACTAGCAACAATGAATTGACTAAAGTTATTGATGTCAAAAAAGACGATGAGTTAATTTTTCGGATCTCCAATACTGAAATACCTACAGACGCCTACGCGTCAAGAAAGAATCAGGTCGGCGAAAAGGTGGACGACATTAATTCAACAGTTTTGGCCGAACAAATTGCTGCTGACGTAGCGATGCAAAAAGGTGAAATATTTGCAATCGGCAACACTTTATGGAAAGTTATCGGCAGGTCACAGACTCAGTTCAATCCAGAACTTGAAGAAAAGCCTGACCAAAAGATCCGGCTTAAGTGTATTGATACAAGCGAATCAGCGGAGAATAAAGTAGGCATTGTAAATCTAGAAAAAGTTGTTAGACCGGAAACGTATCTTGATGATCTTGACGGTGTTGGTGCGGGGTTCTTCCCTTTGACTCAGATCGCGACGGCAACCGTGCGAAATAATCGCCCGGCGGTTGTAACAGAGCTAGGGATTAAAAGCACGGTCTATCAAAACTTACAAGGGCTATGTTCTTTTCCTGGGCTGCCATCATCAGATGAAATTAATGAATATGACCAGGATAATATAACGGTTGCTACTGGAACGATTACGGCAACAGTTGCAAGGTCTTCGTGTTTTAGAATTTTTATTAGAAAAGCAGGGCTTAATGCAAGCGGTAATCCGCGTAACTTTAAAGCTTTTCCGCTGCGATTTGTCGTTGTGGGCCAGCGGCCTGTGTCTCAGTACAACTTTATTAGGATTGAAAGTCCTAAAGGTTTAGGGCCTGAAGAGTTTGAATTTAAAATTGTACCTATACCTGGCTCTGAATTACGCGCACTTCCAGAAACTGCCGAGTTTATAAAACTTGCAGCGACTGTCCCTAATAGCGATTCTGAAACAACTTTAGTTAACAGACCAGCCAGCGTAGCAAACATTGATGGCGTATTTAACGTTATTGTTGCTGGGTCGGCATTACAAAAGTCAGCAATAAGAGTAAATAAAGAATTTATGAGAAAACCTAACTTTAGTTTTACTGCCGCAGGGTTAAGTATTCCGTCCGTAGTGCAAGTGCTAAATGTGCTTCCTGCAGACGGCGAAAGCACTAAAAATCAAATTGATTCGGTTGAATTTGTAAGAAATTTTTCAAACGAAAGCAATGCGACAGCGGGACGAATTGGCGCAATGACGTATGAAATTGCTGGCGATCCTGACAGCAGCTCTGTTGCGGTGGGTCAAACGATTACAGTCGTTACCAAAGAATTTTTAGATGCTAATAACGATTTGGAATTCGCCATAGTGCGCTGGACATTGATAAAAAGACGATTGTCTGATGGACATTTCGCAAGAGTACATAACCAGCAAGATACTGTTTGGACGCCCACAACCATTGAAGTGCTAGCCAGTTCAGGCAATTATTCTCTTAGCGGCGTTAATGAGTTAAAAATAAAGCGCGGTATAGGTGGAACGGATGTCCCAGGAGGCGACACTAGCGCCTATAGCAACAACCCCTTCAAAAATAATCCAGACACTGGCCATACTCTTCGCTGGTCTGGGCAAGTCTACAAAGTGACATCTCTGAGAACAGTTGAAGCCATACCAGGAAGAACAAACGGTTTTTACTATCAATTGTTTGCTCTTGACAATCATTTTGCAGATAGTTTGCCCGTTGGAACGGTTAGGACGGTTTCGCAAACCTATACGGAAGGGAGCAAGAGCATCCGTGTCCGCTATAAATCTGCAGTCAAGCAGCTTCCAGATAATCACTGGTCAGGCGAAACAAAAGCCTGGACCGACCCAAGCTTTGAGGTCATTGAAGGTAACAGCACAACGTCAAATTGGGAAATTAACGACAAGTTTAGCGTTCGCTTAAATATTGCAAATAGCAATCCATTTAAAACGGTTTATGAAAACTCTGGTCTTAGATTTGAGATAGCTCAACGAAAAGAAATTGCTGGGTCAAATACTGTAGAAGCGGAGGTTATTTTTGAAGGCCAAAGCCAATATGCAGACGTTAGTCATTACAGAAGCCTTGTTCAAAAGTCAAACGAAAGCGAGCCGGAGCATGAAGTTGTTTATGTGAATGAAATATTGCCTAACGATCCAAGCCCTTCGTATAACGATTTGACGATGGCCGGTCTTTCGTTAAAGGCCAGTCGCAATTTTACGCAGCTAGACCAATTACGAACTTGGGTCGGCAGAGGGCTCCACGTAGAAAGACTGCATGAAGATCTAAATACTTATGAGCCAAACGGCCAATCGACAGGTCCAAGCAATCTGCTGACGGACCTTGTGTTCTATTTGTTTACCGATCAGATGGGTGGAGCGGGAGGCTTAACCGGCATGACAGCGGCTAACCCAACCTTAATTGAAAAAGACAAGTTAAAAGAAACCTCGAAATTCTTGCAGAAGCAGAAGTTGTTCTTTAACGGCGTAATTGGCGAAAACATTAACCTGCGTCAATTTGTAATGGATATGGCGCCAAACTTCTTATGCAACTTTGTTTTAACCGATGGCAAGTTTGCCTTGTTGCCTGCTATCCCACATGTCCCAGCTAGTGGCGAGTTTGAACTTGGCCCTATTAAACCTAGTCAGTTTTTCACAGCCGGAAACATTCTTGAAGGCTCGTTAAAGATTGAATACTTAAGCTCAGAAGAGCGTAGGCCGTTTAAGGCAAATGTCCGCTACAGGCAAGAAACCAAGAACAAGTTTCCAGAAGAAAAAGTTGTAGAAGTAAAAGCTAAACGCACGCAAAGCTATGACGCACTGCAAACATCTGCAAACATTGAAAGGGTGCCGCATGAGCAATTTAACCTTACTCAATTTTGTACGTCAAAAGAACATGCAGTAAAAGTTGGCAAATATTTTCTAGCCTTGCGCCAACTCGTTACCCATACGATTAGTTTCTCGACAACCGTTCACGGCCTGGATCTACGTGCTGGTGCGTTTATTAAAGTCTCTACGGAGTCCAGCCCATATAGTCCTGCAAACAATGGAACGGTTAGCTCAACAGGGATAGTTACGAGCGTTAAGCCGTTAACCGATGGTCAGTACAACGTTTCTTATTACAAAACTAATTCAGAAGACGTGCAATCTGGGTTTATGGGCATAAGCAACGGAATCGTCCAAGACGCAACATTCCATTCTTCAGTTTTTACCTTGGTCAATACTGAAGTATCTCAGAACGTTTATGTTGTTGAGCAGCTGACGTTCTCTCAGGAGGGCACTGTGGACATCGTTGCATCAGAGCACCCTTGCAACGATGATGGAAGCAGTAAGCTCGCGCACATGATGCAAAGCGGGCAATTTGACATTAGCCCTGACGAAAACTTGAGCGACTAATGGCTTTCCCAACACTTGTTCCAACCAGCCGAGCTTTTGATCCTGGGGACTACCCAATCAAAACCTTTAAGTCGCAAAGCGGTGCTGAGACACGAATCCTGTATGGCAGCGAACGTACCAACGTAAAGCTGCAGCTGTCTTACGCCAATATCGGTGATGCGTCAGCAGAGTTGTTTCTTGATCATTTTGACGAAACAAAAGGCACCTTCAGCACTTTTGCGTTACCTGACGGGTCATTAGGTGGTTGGAGCGGAAACTCTGATGCCCTGCGCTCAGAGCCCACAACAGTTCCGACTGTGACACTTGCTGTGACAGTTGCAGCTTCTGGTGGCGGCAATAGGTATCGGATTGATGGCTCTTCGACAGACAACCAAACGTTGACGCTGACTGAAGGCACTGTTTATTTATTTAGCCAAGCGGACTCGTCAAACTCTGGCCACCCATTGCGCCTTAGTACAACAAGCGATGGCACTCATGGTGGTGGGGCTGAGTACACAACAGGCGTGACAACGTTTGGGTCTGCTGGCAGTGCTGGAGCGTACACACGGATCAAGGTCGCTAAAGATGCTCCAACCTTGTATTACTACTGCGTGAATCACAGTGGCATGGGCGGTCAGATCAACACTCCTGCGGGCACTGTGTCATCTGAATCAGGCACAGCAGCAAAGTACAGGTACGAAAGTGCACCACAATTAACGCAGGTGCGGCCTGGGGTTAGCACTGTTACAGTGAATCTCATTGGCGTGATCTGATGGCAAAGGTCTATACCGGCAGAGATGGCGTCTTACAAGTCGCTGGTACGACCG